TTCTTAATATCTCCAGGAGTAAACATCAAATCACCCTGTATAACACCTGTTATACCAATAGTTTTAAAATATTTAAGAGACATCTTTAACTTGGTTGCTAGATCTCCTGTATACTCATACTTATCTACATCAGATTCTGTATAACATATCTTTGGACCAGTTTTATTAAAGACAGATTTAGTTCCAACAAAAAATAATCCATTTGCTGGATCCTTACCACATACTATAGATGGAGCACCATCCCATTTGGTCTGCATATATCCCGTACTACTATCACAACCCAACATCTTCCTCAATTCTTGTAGAAATGAGACAGCAGCCTCACATCCCTCAACTCCATAGTTGAGCATCTCATCCTCAAGATGTTCTAAATGTTTTAACTGTGTTACATTTGCCATTATGATGATACCTTTAAGAATGGTGCTGACTTATCTGTCCTAGAAGCAGCATATTGATACAATCTACTTGATACTTCATTCCTTTGTTGGGAATTACCCTGCATTATTATATCTACTACTTCCAATCCAAGGAACTTTGAAAACTTCCACTGATGTTTATAATGTCCTTCCCTACCAAAAGCAGAGGCAACATTTTCAATAGTCAATTCCTCTGCTTTTCTGTTTTTACTAACGTTTCTATGATTATAAAGATTTCCTCTCTCACCCATTAACACAACTCCCTTATTAGCAGTAGCCAAATCAAAAATCTTCTTATCTAAACCAGTACTATGTGCTATACGTACAGCAGAAGCAACATCATGTCTTCTAAAAACACCATTACCTTCACCATACACTGCTTCAAGTATACGATTTAATATACCACCACCAACTTTACCTCCTTTAGCACCTTCACCAAAAGAACTTCCACCTATAATCTCACCTTGCCATGTCTTTCCTTTACCAGCAGTGTCACGCATTTGCAAACTGAATCCACTACCATCAAAGTAACAATCCATAGAACCATACAAACTATTAGCACCACACGAAACAAAATTCTTTGATGGTCTTGCTTCACCCATGTTAGTTCTTTCTATCCTTGCTTTACTTGCTGTTACTTTCTTTAAAGATACTCCAATTAATTTTTTTTGTTCTAAAAGATCCAACAATAATTGATTCCAACCTGCAAAATAATTTTCAAATGTTGTTACAGGTGATGATATACTACAATCACATAACCATATATCTGCTGGAGTCCACTTGTTAAGGTTGCCGAAAGGTGCTGCATTATTATCATCCTTCTCATTATCATTTACTACTTTAAAATGTTTCTCAATTGCATTAACAAAAGAGTTTCCATGATACCAATGAAAACTCTTATTTCTATACCTAGGATCAGCATATAATGCATTAGCAGTACGAATACTAGACTTCATCCAATCATCATTCTGCATTAGATACTCATGAATATCCTCCATACTTTCTTTAGTCTCAACATGATTACTAACACTTTTAAAATCTTCTAAAGTGCATCTATAATCATCTTGTATAGGTTGATTCAAAGTATATCTAAAAGCACCAACCCAACAAGCAGCACCCTCAAACAGATCAGTGTTCTCTGCACCTGCACCCATGCCACCACTACTACCAAGTTCTTTTGTTTTTACAATACCAGCAGGAGAAATCTTATATTCTTTAGTCTCACTACCAGATACTTTTAATGCAGTTAATATCTTACCAGCATTACCTCTCTTCTTATATCTTTTGGTAAAAGTATCTCCACTACCAATAGGATCATTAAAATCTAATTTACCAGCAACACACAATTTCATGTCTTTCAAGACATGTTCTTCACATGTAATGACAGCACTCGGACCAGCAGAACCAGAAACAGGAACTGCTCTCCTTTGTTCTATTATATTAACAAGAGTAGCTAATCTCATTTGTCCGTTATGAATATCACCATAACCATCAAATGACATGTTGTTAGCCATACGACTACATTATTATCCTACCTATATTTAGATTTTACCGTCAATAGTTTCTCATACAATGGTTCAACTAATGGTTCACCTGCATTCTTACGTGACTTCCATAGTTGTGTTATGATAATATCTAATTCTTTCTCATCAATCGGAAGATTCATTTAGTGCCTCCATTTTAATGAACTGCTCATTCAAATTATAGTATAATTTATAGTTGGTGGTAGTAACATAGTATCCTACTATGTCATTACCATCACATTGATATCCATAACCTCTTAATGGTTCATGAACACCATCAATCCTAAAGGTTTTACCACCCTTCTCTAGATAACTATGAAATTTTTCATCAAGGTTAATCATTTTTATTAATATTCATAGAAATACACATCCTCTTTCCATCAGTGATAGGAACCTCATGTTGTAATATACCTGACCATATTACAAGCATACCATTTTCAGGTTTAACTATTAGTTCATCTTCAAATATAATAGGAGCACAAAAACAATCTACATCGACATAATAACAACACGAAATATCAGATGGATAATGACAATGTTTAACTGTTTGATCACTTCTTTCGTACATCATAACCCACATATTAAGAACACTATAATCAACTTCAGTTTTATAATATGCTTTAGAAATAAATCTACATGCATCTAAAACTATATCAGTGAATGGTTGAAACTTTGGATTCTCTTTATGCGTCATCCATGAACTGTGCCATGCCTTGACATTACTATTGGTTGACTCTGGATTGTTATGTCTGTGCTCCAGTATAACTTCCTTTAGATACTTATTTAAGTCTACATGGTCATCCAAAATAGCAGTAAAAACTGGGATTGGTTTGGGAACATATTGAACTTTTTGATGAGTAAAAAGATTACTCATCTATCTCCTACTTGTCTACACTCACTAAAATGTATATTAAATTCTCCACCAGGATAACGTTTCTCTAATTTCTTAACATTAGTTTCAACTACCTCATCGAAATCTACTTCCAATGCCATACATGCTTGTGCTACGTACCAGAGAACGTCACCCAACTCAATAATAAGATGTTCTCTGTTGTCGTCGTTCCAAGGCTTACCTTGGAAGACCATCTTCTTAACGATCTCAAGGAACTCACCAGATTCAGCAGCAAGGCCAACACCAGCAGTGAGAAGACGTTCAATATTGGCACCCTCACGATCCAACTCGCCAATACGATCAGCGAAGTCAACAAAGTTAGTTGAAGCTTCTGAAGTAACTGCTGAAACAAACTCTTCATACTTCTTGAAATTTACTGTCATGTTATATTACAAATGATGTGAATTTAGATTTACTTTTAACAACTGGTTCTATTGATTCAAACTCTTCTTTAACTTCATCAGTTACTTCGGAGTCTTCAACATTATACAGCTTCATCTTTGCTCTGTCAATACCTACTGTAAATCTTTTAAAGTATGTAGGATCATTATATCTATTCTTCAACTGTTTGACCATAATTCTACCAGATTGTTCTAACTCTTCTGTACTAACCAAAGCAAACATAAAGTCAGCAGTAGCAGGTAAACCAAACGATTCAGATGTATCTTCTAGACTAGGATCACTACTACCAAAACCTGATCTAGTAGTCTGTGTAGCAGATACTATAGGAAGATCCTGTTCTACTGCTAGACCACGCAACTCTTCTGCTATACCCTTAACATATGTGTATGAGTTAACGATAGCTCCTCTATACCTAGCACTAGCACATATGTTTAGGTAATCGATGAAGATAATATCTGGTTTGAAGTCTTTCTTAAGTGCTAAATCAGACAAAAGACCTTTAAAATGACCCACATGAGCACTAGCAGTAGGGTATTCTTTAATGATAAGTTTACCTTGTGTCTTCCTACCTATCTCACTTACCCTAGAGGTGAAGAGTTGTTCTGGAATATCACCAATATCTTTGATATTTACATTCAATAGGTTAGCATCTATTCTTTCAGCAATCTTTTCCTCTGCCATCTCCATGGTAATGTACAATACATTCTTTCCTTGTGAGAGACAAGCACTTGCCATGTGACACATGAACAAAGACTTACCAACACCAGTTCCAGCAAGGGCAATATTGAGTGTTTTGTTGGGTAGTCCACCTTTAGTTACTAAATTAAATTTCTCTAGATCAAATGGAATTTTAAGTTCATCTTTATGATAGTATGCATACCTATCTAATGCCTGATCTACGTAATCATGACCAATATATTCATCAAATGATACTGCTAATGCGTCTTGTAAGATGCTAGGTATAGCACCCTTGTCTAACTTTTC